AGCGCGAAGTTCCGGTGAATCAGTCATGCCACCAGAAGCGCGATGCAGGGCATGTAGGGCGTGATGGACTATGCGGCGGTCTGGACGGGGCGTAATAAAACCGCCGCGCTTTTCACCACCACCACCGTCGCCCCCGCCGTCACCGCCGCCACCGTCGCCGTTACCACTACTGCCGTCACCGCCGCTATCGCTACTGCTACCGTCGCCATAACCGCCGCTGTCGTTGCTGCTAGTGTCGCTCCCGCCCCAAGCCCCGCCGCCGTAAGATTCGCCCCCGATTGAACCGTCGCCTATAGAGCCGTCACCAATTCCAGCGCCAAACGACCCAGTCTCGCCCCCTATGGTTCCATCGCCTAACCCAGCGCCAAGGCCGCTATCAGTTTGGCCGCTTGTCTGGCCCTCCTCTGTGGCATCGGTCATTGTGCCTGTGTTTAGAGACGCAAATTGCTGTCCCGACAAATCAGACTTATCTCCAATAGGGCCAAGGGAAAGGCCAAATGCGGGCCCCATATCCAGTTGCGAAACAAGATCAGGCGCTGGTGCCTCGGGTTGCTCGGCCTGTTCATTTGCCTTGTCTAACGCATCCTGCATGGCGGGAGACAGGGAGGTGGGATCAGCAATGCTAACACCAGTTTGGTTAGGCGCGGGATTTGTTAAACCACTATCGTTAATGTTGTCATCTGTAATTCCGCCCTTTGCAGGCGAGTTTCCTAAACCGCTGTCATTTATATTGGTGTCTGTAATGCCACCATTGGGAGGTGAGTTACTTAGTCCACTGTCATTAATGTTGTTGTCGGTGATTCCACCGTTAGGGGGTGATGCACCCAAGCCAGTATCATTTATGTTGTTGTCCGCAATACCGCCGGTTAATGGCGCATTGCCAACATTTGGATTGCTTTTAACCTCACCGGGTAATCCGGGGTTTGGTTGTGCGGGTTGCTGTTGCTGTTGCTGCTGTTGCTGCAATTGATCCAGCGCTCTTTGAACAGCTTGATCGCGAGTTGTCTGGCCGGGCACATTAGGGGGCGCATTGAAAAAGGTATGCGCGCCAAGGCTCTGGACGTTAGATGCGCCCTTAGCGCCCAAGGGGGATTTGTTGAAATCTGTTGCAGTTCCAACCGGGCTTGGGATACCACCGCTGAGAACGCCTTGCGCAGTTGAAAGAGCTTGACCCGCGAGCGCTTTAGATTGCGGATCAGTGCCTTTCATAATCGAATTGGCATTGCTGTTGTTGTATCCCAAAAACTGGCCCGGCTTGCTTAACTGGGATTGGATACTTTGGCCGTAATTGTTGTAGTTGGCGATAGCACGATTCCCAGCAACAGCACCCACCGCCGCCATGCCTTTGACGCCCTGATTGCCAGCTTCGCCAGCCATCATGTTTGCCATCGCGTTCACATCAGCCTGCGTATAGGGGCCGTATGGGCCAACGCCGATAACCGCATTGTCGCCCTTGTCTGCAATGTTGGAAAGCGTAGCGTCAGCTTTAGCGGGCCCAATGTTTGGCGCTGGGGTTGTCATGTCGATGACGCCGGGCATGCCTGTCGGCGAAGCAGTGGATTTATTTGTTAACGAATTAAATCCACCAACTATTGCGCCCATAGCAGTAGGGCCACCCATGAGGCCAGAAATCCCGTTAACAACACCAAATGGACCAGTAAACGCATTTATTGCAGCGTTCCCTAAAGTTGTTCCCGGATTGGAAATTGCATTGTTAAACGCATTGGATAACGGATTTGTGCTTTGCGGCTGTTGTCCTGTTGTAGGGGAAACCGCAGCAGGTTGCTGCTCTTCTGGCATAGTCCCATAGAAGTCAGACCCGCCACCACTGCCTCCGTCATATGGCTGATAGCTTGAAGAGTTGTCCTGCAACACCGCAAGATTGCCTGCACCCTGTTGAGGCACAGCGGGCTGTTGATAGGCACTAGGTTGCGTGTATCCAGTGCGCAGGGGATCTACGCGCGGAACTGGCTGTTGCGCAAGCGTGGGGAAGTTGCCGCCGGTCTGCGGCCCAAACATCCTTGCGGAACGATTGAGCTGCTGATCAGCCGTAGCGTTTAACGCTTGGAATTGAGATAGGACATCACCGCCGTTAGCAAAACGCTGGCGGGCAATGTGGACGGCGTTGAGGATGTGCCTATCGCGGTTCATTAGCGCACCTTGGGTTAACGTCCACGAGTCAGCAGATGATGGATGATCTCAAGCGCCTTGTGTAGCGCAGCGTCTTTGCCGCCGCCAGTGTTTCCGGCTTTTGCAATTCCGCCACGGTTCATGCCGGTATCAGAATCAAGCTTTGAAAGATCAACGCTTGGCGCATCCTTATGTGTTGCCGCATACTGACGTTCAGCTCTCATGTATGCGCCAGAGTCATCCGGGTTAGCTTCGGATCGGTTAAACAATTCTCTTGTAGAGACAGGATTGTTTGTTCCGCTAAATAAGCGAGACAAAAAGCTGCTGGGCTCGCTACGGGCAAATTCTTCTGGGCGGCGCGGCGGGGCTGGGGGCTCACGCCTAACAGCCGCAGTTGACGCAGCAGGCAATGTGGACGCGCGCGGGTCCATTGAAAACCGAGTTTCATAATTGCGGAGACTTGTTGGCATGTTGCCAAGTTCCCCAGTAGTAGGCGATCCAAACCGCAACCCACCGGGACCGGCTTGACCAATGTTAAACGGGGTTGAAGCTGCACCGCTGTCGGGTCTAGCCATTAACGGGAGATTGCCTCTAGCTGCTACCGCAGAAGTAGTTGTTGCGGCAGCAGGGGAAGCCTCACCCTGATCTTCACGCATGGTACTTTCAGCATATCGTTGCGCAGGACTAGCGGCGCTGGCGCCACCAAAAGATGGAATCCTTACATGCGTTGGCAATCCAACGGCTAACAATGCACGGTCAATGATGCCGGGCTGGTTTGCGGATGGCCTTTCTCCATAATCCTGCGCATTGCCGGGGCGAGGTATTGGCAATGATTCACGCGCAATGTTGGTTTCTTCTTCCGTCATAGGATTTGAAAATCTAACAATGTTATTTCCGCTAGGGGTGCTATAGCGCGTGGCGGGAGCGCTAGGCATCACAACAGAACCTGTAACAGGATCAAATTGCACCCGATCACGGGCAGGCAACTCATTTGCCGTTTCGCTATAATTGGGCAATTCGCTGCGAGTACTATCCAAATCGCGGGGATTTTTTTGATAAAATTGCTGGTTCCTTACTTCTTCTTCAGCGCGGCGCTCCATCTCTTGCTTTGCCATTGACAAGGCTTCGCCGGGAGTAAAACTGCGCTTCAAATAGAAATTGAAGAGGCGGTTTTCTGTGTCCATCATTTCTGCGCGATTAGCCATCACTCACCTCCAAGGGGACGAGGCGTCTGTACGCCTTGCATGCCCATTTGTTCTTGCTGGTCAATTTCCCGCATTGCAGGCTCAATCAGCGGGGAAACCAAACCAGCGCTCTCAGGATGCACCGAAAGGTTCTGCGCAAGGTCAATAAGCTGCAAGCGCTCACGCGACACGCGATCCGCAGACTTGCTGTGCAATTCCTGTTCAGCAAGATCCAAGCTGTTTTGCGCCTTGATCATGTCGATCTTGGCCTTCATTAAGTCGGCCTGACCCTTCATTTCAGCAGCATGCGCCTTCGTCTGCGAATCCATCATGGAGGCCTGCGCCTTCATCTGGTTCGTTTGCATCAACGCCTGCGCCTGAAGCAGTTCTGGCGGTGGCCTGCTCTGTGCGCTCTGCGGTGCAAGGAACTGCTCCGGGTTGCTCCAGCCAATAGCTTTCAGCGCTGCCGTATCAATGGCAATCGGATCGTACATCGAGGGGCTGGCCGACTGTAGCTGCTTCAACGCCATCACTTTCATAAGGCGCTGCGTGTGGCTGGCTGTATTGGGGTCAGCCTGCGGGATTAATTCGCAGTCGTTGAGCGCCTGTATGAAGGTCTCCTCGCTCCACGGATACGAAGGCTTGCCCTTGCGCTGCCAGAAGCTTTCCGGGTTCTCACGGAAGCATCGCGCAAGAAGCTGGAACTCTTCAGCCTGCGCTGCATGCATGCGCTTGTGGACGGCGTTCAGGATCTTCGTAGCCTGCTCGATCATGGCGAGGGTAGTGCCCACAGGGGCATCCGCTCGACCCTCTCCCACGGCCATCTCTGCCGTTCCACCGACACGCGCACCAGTTGACGCCATGTTGTCTGCAAGGCTCATCAAGCCAGCGCCAACGTCCTTGTAAGGCAGTGGCATGATGGCTTGATTGATCGGGAGGCCGCCGGTCTTAACCAAAGCGCCGCCGCCCGGAGGAACCCGGAAAATATTGGTGTTCTGCCGCGCCCCACTGTCAGCCATCAAAAATCCGGGGAAATTGGCATACATGCCAGCGTCCAGCATCTCACGCCAAGCAGCCGTCAGAGCATTGGTGGTGTTCCCAAGGATGTGCAAAAGGCCGAGGTCGTAGAAACCCATGCCCGGCACAAACGTATATTTGACGAAGTTTTGACGGGATGTGGGAAGTTCCGCATCATCCTCATCAAAGTTGCGGACAATCGATAGGATCTCCTTGGTGGAAACATCAATGGTCACGCGATAAGGAATCTCAAGACCGCTGATCTTCTTCTTGTACTTATGCTCAAACCCACCAACGTCGAGTTCGCAGTAGCACTCGTAGATCTCGCGGTCGCGATCTTCCGGGTTGAAGCTGTCGCCAGAGATGCCCTGCTGGGCGTTCTTCTCGCGCTGCACACTGTCCAGATCAATTGGCTTGGGATCGGACAAATCAATGTCGCGATAGACACCAAGGATCTGCAAGCGCTTCACCGTCGATGGGCGCAATTTGGTGCGGTGCGTTACACGTTTTGCATTGCGCAAATCAGTGGCGCTGTTGCTGACGATCAAGTCATCCGCATCCACACTCTCGCTCACTGGACGATTCCGCAGCGGGCAAAAATAGACTTTCTTGAAGCTTGTCCCACCAAAACCCAGCATGAGCAGCATGCGATCCGTGTCAGGGTAATACTCGCTCGCAACCGCTGTAAGGTAGTGGTTCATATCTTTCTCAAGGGCGTTGCCCAATTGATCTTGCTCAAGGGTAGACGCCACCGAATCGTTGCGGATCTTAACCGGGCCATCGGTAGGCAGCATTTCGCTGCGGGCGTTTGCTTGGAACCGCAGCACTGCTTCAAGCAGCAGCGGGTGGCGGATGCGGGACATGCCTTCCACCGGAGCGCCGTCAGCCGATCCCTGCAAACCGGGGATCTCGATCTTTAGGCCCAGCAGCTTAATGCCCTGTGCGCGATCCTCAATCCACTCACGGCGACTTTCAATGTCATCGCCAACGCCGCGCATCAGTTCTTCGGAAATGCGTGTCAGTTCGCCGCCGTCAATGTCATCAACGAGGTTGCGGAACCAATCCTTAGCGCGCTCGGCT